TTATTTGTGGTGTCGTCGGTTATGAAACAGACTGCGCACAAATAAGTAGCAGAGCGCGCCAAGGGCGCACCAGAAAACAGCGCTCATCAACCACGCCAGCTCCTGCCAGAAACTCCGCGTAGAGATATACAGCAAGCGCATCATCAGCAAACAGAGCGGCGCGGCCAGCATGGCGCCCAGCAGTGGCTTCACCACCTCCCCTTTACGGGAGAGAAAACTGGCAGCTGCCCCCGGCAGGGTAAAAAAGAGCAACCCGAGCTCCGGATGACCCGACGCCCTGAATGCCCCTTTCACGTTAAAAGCAAGCGACATGCATACGACCGTGAACAGCAAAAAGCAGCTGATCACCCCCGCCCAGTTTCGTTTCATATTCAACCTATCCTCCTGACTTATCTCTATCAAATACACTTTCGTCGGGTAGACGCCCAGTCAGATAAAGCAGTGCGGCAATCCTTGCCAAAGTACGCACAGGGTGATGCGATAATCAGTAGCTGTCAGTAGCTAATGCGATTAAACTACACGCCAGCTAATGTTTTAGGGAATAAAGCAGGAAACAGGGAGCGTTAACGCTTTTCCCTGACCCAAAAAACAGTAGCCCAAAAAGTCCTTTCATTCAACAACTTACTGGTAAACAAGAAGTTAGCCTCCGTGAATATAAACGTCGCAGACTTGTTAAATGGGAATTACATCCTGTTATTATTTGTGGTACTGGCGCTGGGTCTTTGCCTGGGTAAATTGCGCCTGGGTTCGGTTCAACTCGGTAATTCCATTGGCGTTTTAGTCGTCTCCTTATTATTAGGCCAGCAGCACTTCAGCATTAACACGGACGCGCTCAACTTAGGTTTTATGCTGTTTATTTTTTGTGTTGGCGTGGAAGCGGGGCCGAACTTTTTTTCTATTTTCTTCCGCGACGGCAAAAATTATCTGATGCTGGCGCTGGTGATGGTCGGCAGCGCGCTGCTGATCGCGTTAGGGCTGGGTAAACTGTTTGGCTGGGATATCGGGCTAACGGCCGGTATGCTGGCAGGCTCGATGACCTCCACTCCGGTGCTGGTGGGTGCCGGTGATACCCTGCGCCACTCCGGGATGGCCGGGGAACAGCTCTCCACCGCCCTCGATCACCTGAGCCTGGGCTATGCCCTGACCTATCTGATTGGTCTGGTAAGCCTTATCGTTGGCGCACGCTACCTGCCAAAACTGCAGCATCAGGATCTGCAGACCAGCGCCCAGCAAATCGCCCGCGAGCGCGGTCTGGATACCGACTCCAAACGTAAAGTTTATCTCCCGGTGATCCGCGCCTACCGCGTCGGGCCAGAGCTGGTGGCATGGGCAGACGGCAAAAATCTGCGCGAGCTGGGGATTTACCGCCAGACGGGCTGCTACATCGAACGTATCCGCCGCAACGGCATTCTGGCGAACCCGGACGGCGACGCGGTGCTGCAGATGGGCGACGACATCGCGCTGGTCGGTTACCCGGACGCCCACGCCCGTCTCGACCCGAGCTTCCGTAACGGCAAAGAGGTGTTCGACCGCGACCTGCTCGACATGCGCATCGTCACCGAAGAGATCGTGGTGAAAAACCATAACGCCGTGGGCCGTCGCCTGGCGCAGCTGAAGCTGACCGACCACGGCTGCTTCCTCAACCGCGTGATCCGCAGTCAGATTGAGATGCCCATCGACGATAACGTGGTTCTCAACAAAGGCGACGTTCTGCAGGTCAGCGGCGACGCCCGCCGCGTGAAAACCGTGGCCGACCGCATCGGCTTTATCTCCATTCACAGCCAGGTCACCGACCTGCTGGCCTTCTGCGCCTTCTTTATCGTTGGCCTGATGATCGGGATGATCACCTTCCAGTTCAGCAACTTTAGCTTCGGCATCGGTAACGCCGCCGGGCTGCTGTTCGCCGGGATCATGCTGGGCTTCCTGCGAGCGAACCACCCGACCTTCGGCTACATTCCGCAGGGCGCGCTGAACATGGTGAAAGAGTTCGGTCTGATGGTCTTTATGGCGGGCGTGGGCTTAAGCGCGGGCAGCGGCATTGGCCACAGCCTGGGTGCCGTTGGCTGGCAGATGTTGGTTTCCGGACTTATCGTCAGCCTGGTGCCGGTGGTGATCTGCTTCCTGTTCGGCGCCTACGTGCTGCGCATGAACCGCGCCCTGCTCTTCGGGGCAATGATGGGGGCGCGTACCTGTGCGCCTGCTATGGAAATCATCAGCGACACCGCGCGCAGCAACATTCCGGCGCTGGGCTATGCGGGCACGTATGCTATCGCTAACGTACTGCTCACGCTGGCGGGTACGCTGATCATCATCATCTGGCCGGGGCTCGGATAACTCCTAAGAATGCGCGTGGCGGAAAATATTTTCGTTACGCGCAGAACTTTTTTATCAGGGGGCAGTCATAACTAGTGCCACTGCTTTTCTTTGATGTCCCCAATTTGTGGAGCCCATCAACCCCGCCGTTTTGGTTCAAGGTTGATGGGTTTTTTGTTGCCTGAAATTTAACACACTTTAAATCAATTATTTATAACCACCCTTTCCCATGCATGGCGACAAAGTGGCGACAGCAATCAATTAAAAACCCGCCAGCGGCGGGCCAACATCAGTAAGCTAATTGTTCCTGTCTTCCTTTCGGATATGGCGGTTCGGCGCTGATTTTTTGCGGACGGCACACGGACCGCATAAACGTTTCATGCGTCACGAGCGTATGACCGCACTCAATATTGGTGCACTGGTTGTATCGTTCATTGGTCTCACTGGAAACCTGAAAGCTACTGCGTGGATGACGCTCAGCAACGGCGCGTGTTTGTACTTCCTCTTGACCAGCGCCCGCACGGCGTAGAGCTGGCACAGAAATCTGTATCTGGATGAATATTTCTGGATACCGAAATTCCAGGGGCTGCGCGAAGTGGCATCAGGTATGGCTATCCACAAAAAATGGCGTCAGACCTACTTGTCCACGCCGTCGAGCCTGACGCACAGTGCGTATCCGTTCTGATCAGGCGCGCTGTTTAACCGGGGCCGCGCGAAAGCAGACAAGGTGAATATCGACCTGACCCACGACAGCCTGGCCCCCGGCCTGCTGTGTCAGGACGGACAGTACCGTCAGATTGTCACCGTGGAAGATGCGGTGTGCGGCGGGTGTAACCTGTTCGACATCGACCAGCTGCGCATGGAATACAGCCCGGACGAGTACCAGAACCTGCTGATGTGTGAGTTTATCGACGATCTGGCGTCCGTGTTTCCGCTCAGCGAGCTGCAGGCCTGCATGGTGGACAGCTGGGAAGTCTGGACAGATTTTCACGCGCTGGCGCTACGCCCGTCTGGCTGGAGCGAAGTGTGGATCGGCTATGACCCGGCGAAGGGAACGCAGAGCGGCGACAGCGCAGGCTGCGTAGTGATGGTGCAGCCTGCCGTGCCGGGCGGTAAGTTCCGCATTCTGGAGCGCCACCAGTGGCGCGGGATGAACTTCCGCGCCCAGGCCGACGCCATCAAAAAGCTGACGCAACAGTACAACGTGACCTATTCAGCATTGACTCCACCGGCGTCGCCCACGGGGTGTATGAGAACGTGAAAGCGTTCTTCCCTGCCGTGCGCGAGTTCGTCTACAACCCGAACGTGAAAAACGCCCTGGTGCTCAAAGCATACGACATTATGGGCCACCGCCGCCTGGAGTTCGACCCCGGGCACACCGACATTGCGCAGTCATTTATTGTTATCCGCCGGGCCACTACCGCCAGCGGCAACCACCCAACCTACGAAGCCAGCCGCAGCGAAGAAGCCAACCATGCAGATTTGGCCTGGGCAACGATGCACGCGCTTTTTAACGAACCGTTGTTGGGCGAGGCCGCCAATACCAGCAACATCGTGGAGATTTTTTTAATGAGTGAACACGACGCCCTGACCAGCATCGCGACAGTACAGGAAGCCGCGCAGCAGAAGAACAGAGCTCACGCGGGAACGTTCAGCTTTGGCGATCCGATCTCGGTACTGGACCGCCGCGAACTGCTGGACTACGTGGAATGGGTGCAGATGGACAAGTGGTATGAGCCGCCCGTGAGTTTTGACGGGCTGGCTCGGACCTACCGCGCCGCAGTACATCACAGCTCACCGATTGCCGTTAAGCGCAACATTCTGACCAGCACGTTTATTCCACACCCACTGCTGAGCCAACAGGCATTCAGCCGCTTTGTACAGGACTATCTGGTGTTTGGCAACGCCTACCTGGAGAAACGGACGAACAGGCTCGGCGGCATTCTGTCGCTGGAGCCATCACTGGCGAAATATACCCGCCGCGGGATCGACCTCGATACTTACTGGTTTGTGCAGTACGGCATGACGACGCAGCCCTACGAGTTCATCAAAGGCAGCATCTTCCATCCGATGGAGCCGGACTTAAACCAGGAGATTTACGGCCTGCCGGAATACCTGTCCGCCCGGCCATGAAAAGCGCGAAAGGGCAGTGCAACTTCCTCAACCTGTTTATGTACTCGCCCAACGGCAAAAAGGACGGGATTCATATTATCCCGCTATCAGAGGTGGCGGAAAAGGATGAGTTTCTGAACATTAAGAACGTGAGTCGTGATGACATGATGGCAGCGCACCGCGTTCCACCGCAGATGATAGGGATTATGCCGAGTAATGTTGGCGGGTTTGGGGATGTGTAAAAGGCGGCAACCGTATTTTTAAGAAATTAATTGATACTATTACAAAAAAGTTTTCTAACTTTAAATCATTGAGCAAATGATAGTGTTATTAATTTCACGAACTACTCGTTTTGAAAATTCAAACAATTAAATGTTGCCACCCAATTGGGTGGCAACATTTTAACCTTTATTCTGTATGGCATCAGAACGGAGCCTGGCGCCAACTGTAGATTCAATAATGTTATCTCTAATTTTCTCGAGCTTATCACTCTTCATAACAGCAACTTCAACTTGGCGAGCGAATCTTTCATAATCAGCTTTATTTTTTAGCTCACGTTCTAAAACAGATATACCATCCTCTCTTGAAGCACACTGGCTTAATAAGCCCAGCAAATACTCATAGCCTGTATTTTTATCTTCTTTCATAGTAGACCTATTAACTGCGGAGCTTTTTTTCTTAACTATTTTAATTGAGAATTGATAATCACCAATAATAACTTTCTCAATATCGCTCTTGCTTAATTCGAGAACAGCATCCTGTAATTCCCGAAAGATTGAAGCTAAAATTCTTGAGTCGCTCATTTTCACTCCTCAACCTTTTTAAGAAATTCATCAACAAACTCTTCGATCTCTGAAACTATAGCAGCATGAGTAGCATTTGAGTATCGGTTTAATGCGACAGGAACACCATCACGAGGAGCATCTGCGAATATACTTTTATTTTCTCTAAAAATCGCATTAAAGACAGGAACATGCAATCGTTTTGTTTGAGCTATATATTGTCTTTGAGCTGCAATAGGTTGGTCAGAATGTATCTGAATCATTGTGAATATAACACCTAAAATTTCTGGAGAAACTCGTTCATAATCCTCATCCTTATCGGCATAAAAATTATAATCTTTTACAAGTGAATCAACACTACGTTTGAGATAATCGATACCTAAGGTAGAGAGATAATCTGGTTTAGCTGGAATAAGTATCTTATCAGAGGCGATTAATGCATTTTTAGTGACAATATTGAAGTTTGGTGGACAATCAATTAATACTATGTCGTAGTTCATTTCCTCTCCAAGCTTTTGGAGTTCTTCACGTAATTTTCCATGAACTTTAAGATATTTTTTTTGAGTTTGGCTCGGACTCGCTCCGCCAAGCAAAGTTGCTAACTCAAGATCAACATTTATTAAACCAAGATGTGATGATATTAAATCAATACAACCACCTCTACCATTAAATCGATTATTTACTGCCTCAGGTCTTACTCTGAGATCTGCTAATGGCATCGTTTGTTCAGCTTGACTTACGCAGTCAAACCAATTTTTAATTGTTCTTTCATTCTTGAGATTCTTATCCCAATAGTCAGGAGTTAGCAGAGAAAAGGTTAAGCTTGCTTGAGCATCCATGTCTAAAACCAATACATTTTTTTTTCTCCATGCCAGTTCTGCTGCTAAATTAGAAGTAACCGTAGTTTTACCAACTCCGCCCTTATAGTTAATAACCGAAACTATTTGCATTTTAATTATATCCTTGTAACCTTGGTATTGTTCAATATTTGCTGTGTACTTCAAAACATAAAATACATCGAACAGATTTAAACTCAACAACTTTACGGTAATCGCGCGCTCGTATCCCCGCCACGCCTGCCCACTTTGTATAGTGGTTTTCATGCACCTGCAGGACAACAGGAAGAACACGCCAGTCTTGGCGGTTCCCAGCCAAAACGATCCTCAGACGATCATGCGATCTCATGCAGGATAGACATGGACTGCTGATAAACCGAGCAGCTTCAGCTCAAAATTAGCTCGGCCCTCAGCCTTACAATAGTAACGGGCGGCCTACCGCAACAAACAAGCGTCTAGAGGGAAACTAACTTTCGGTATCAATGCATCTCTTGAATCGTGAAAACATACAACATGAAAATTGCTGAAAATTTGTATTCGATTAGGTATGATTCTGATTTACCTAAGATGACAAGCGAAATCAACATGCCTATACTATTTTTTATATTCATCGGAATATTGACCGCAATTTTTTTGGGAGGATGTTAACTCGAATATAACTATTATAGGCAGTATATCTACAGCTTTAGCTTTTTTGGCAACAGCATGGGCTGCGTTAGAAGCAAGGGCGAGTGCTAAAGCTGCCATGAAAGCAGTTGAAATGACAGCCAACTCATTACTGGAAACAAAAAAAAATTTTAAACAATGGCTTGAACTATTACTTGAGCAACATGACTCACTTTATGACGAGGTAAAAAAAGAATTAGATTCGGATAGCGATTTAAAAATTAAAAATAGACATGAACATTGCAAACGCCTTTTATTATTCACTAAAAAAACAGACCCTAATCAAATATATAATCCTTATAACTTCCATACTTAATTATATAGACCAAGAATTCTATAAAAACACTATCAATATCGATGAAAGAAAAACCTATATAGAGCAATTAAGTCACAGGGTTAACTCAAATGTTAAATTGGCAATTGTAACTCTTGGCTTACAGATCGATAACAGTAGAACATTGCATCAAGAAAAACTCAACTCATTTTTGACAAGTATGATTTTTTCGAAAATGAACCATTTTTAGAAAACATTTGAACAAATGAATAGTTTAGATCACTATATTACAATCACATTCAACAATGAATATAGTTCCAGCATAGAATGCTATGTAAATCTGATGATTCAAGAAAGAGAAAATGGCATATCAAATCCGATTAAAAACAACGATTCAAATCGGCATCAAAGATAAAATTTTGTTATATACTGGGCATATAAAAACATTTGCAGAGACATTATTAAAAAGGCCTTTAATGAGCTACCCATTCTTATGATAAATTACATTGAGCATAGAATTAAGAACGCATTAGAAGAAACAAAAAAAATAAGCCCCCCTCTAATTTGATTGGTTGCACCATAAATGTCTCTACGTCAAAAAAATAACGTTACAAAACGAAAGACATTTAGTCCATTTTTATTTAAAAAACCGGGATGAAATCTCTGCTCGTACCACATTAATTCCCTGCTCAACATCTAATGTTTACTTGGATCAGCTTGTCACGAAAATGGAAGATTATAAATTAAATATTTCTTTTTTGAAGCTAAAAGATGAATCAGAAAAAACAAAACTATTGATGACATTATCAAAATTGTAGAAGAATTGATAAGTGGCTATCAATCTAGCCTTGATAAATACATATCAAAAAATATAAACATGAGTAACACATAACACAAACCAACCTTGCTGGCGTAAGAAGCTAGTTCTTGCGCCAGCAACGCTCCTGCTGCTAACCGGGAAGATCCATTGAGAGGTTGTATTATTGAGCGCGAATCTTCGCCATCAGCTCATCAGTGAGCTCAGAAACCCACTGGATAGCCAGCTGCTTTTCTTCGTCATCACACTCACTCGCCGCTACAAGCTTGATAAAAAAATCAATGCGCTGGAGCATCAACGACTCCAGAAAATAGTCCTGCATCTTCCTTCCTATCGATACTACATGATAAATAATAACATATATATCAATAGCTTATGCATAAATTATAGAAGGAATTTACGGATGTAAAATGCTTTTTCGCTTTCAATGAGATATTTCTGGGAGAACGCAATAACCACCTGCCCTGACAGCTGTTCAGGAATACCACTGCCGCCATTTATCATTTCCTGCAGGCACTGGTTGCGATAGAAAATACGCAGCCCGACCCCAGACGGAATGCTGCCGCCACGTAAAAGCAGATCCACCTCTGTTTCACTCGCTTCAAACCCTCTGGACCTCAACTCATCGTCGAGCTGCTGGCGCTGCTGCTCGTTAACTTCCTGTTTGTACCCTTTCCGCCGCTTCGGTTTTACCAGCCTCAGCCTGGCTGTCAGCTCCCGCCGTTCCTTTGCACTCAGATCGTGGAGGTCAGGTGTTTGGAAACTCGGTAGTCAAACATAGCCAGCGGCTCCTATGTATCTCAAAATGGAACTAATTAAAAGCGACATTGCAATCAGAAAGCGCATCTACAATCAGCGCGACAATGTTAATCATCACCTTCTCGCGTTTCTTATCCATACGCAGACGGTGGCGAGGCAAACGACCATCAGCAAGCAAGTCGTATATGGTATCTACAGGTAGCCCGGTCAGCTCGCTATAACGTTCGATTGTGACGTGCGGCGTATTCAGAGTGATTGTAATGTTTGGGGTCATGATGCAACATCTCCTATTGGCTTGTGGTGAGCCGGTTTAAGTCGTGACAAGAACTTCACAAGACGGATAATAGGATCGCAATATGATTATGCCAGCTCATAAAAACACATTCCGCCATGTTAGCGACACTCTGAGAACGACAATTTTGATTAATCGAGGTGGGCAGACAGTAATCGAACGTATAGTTTCTGCCTATGGATTTGCATCGCGACAGGCGTTTTGTAACCATCTCGGCATATCACAAAGCACCATGGCTTATAGGTATGCTCGCGATACTTTCCCAGCAGGTTGGTTGCTCGTTTGTAACTTAGAAACCGGAGCTTCAGTGGAATGGTTGTCCTCTGGAGAAGATGCTGCCAAAACGAATGAGCCTCCTAACGAAGAGTTTTTACTTATAATGCAACAGCATTTACAGAGTGGAGATACAACTCTAGATCAACCGATTCGACAGTTCCCAATTGAGATTGAAATTATAAATAACGAAGGTGGGAAGGCCGCAATTGATAGATTAGTTAACGCATACGGCTTCCCCACTCGACAAGCTTTGGCTGATCATTTGCGTATATCCAAAAGCACGCTTGCGAACAGGTACCTTCGAGACACATTTCCAAGCGACTGGATAATTCAATGCGCCCTTGAAACTGGTGCCTATCTGCTTTGGTTAACAAGTGGAAAAGGTTCTATATTCTCTTATGTTTCCCATTCAGTATCTTTTATTAAGAAGCAAAAATTAACTACAGGGTTGTTGCAGGAGGAAGGCCACATTGCAATCGATAAAAGTTTATTAGTAAAAAAAATTAAAGATCCAATTGCTATTTCAGTCGATAATATAATTTATATCTCTGATACTACGTTTGATGAGATCTCCGACGGTGATTGGTTAGTTGAAATTGAGGGTAAACTCCATATAAAAACTCACACTCATACCAATTGGAAAAGTTATTGTAAGTGGTTTAGACTCAACATTTGAATGTATACTTAGTGAACTTAATTACTATGCAGAGTGTCATTCTGTTTTCATCAATTACAATTAAGGATTTTGTATGGATGATATGAACGAACAAAATAACGAAAAAAGTCCTGACAATGAATCCGTCAGAAATAGCTATATTAATCTTTTGAGAAACTCAACAGACATACTATCATCCGAACAAGTTGATTACCTCTTTAAATTGCTTAAGAGAGGTGATCTAGATGAGTTTCGCCGTTTATATTGGAAGCATCTATCGCAGCATAAATCGAAGAAAGAGATAGCAGATTTTTTCAAGTCAAACAATAGCGGCCCAGAATATATCGATCGTAACATGGAAGATAATTTAATATTAAGGGAAGAAATAGACATACTTAGAAAAAAACTTCATAGTGCAGAAAAAAACTTAGTAATCAATGAAGCGCGAACAAATAATTTCGAATCAGCTCTACGTGATAAAAATTCTCAGCTAGAAATTTTTAAGACAAAGGTCAGTCAACTAGAGGCATCTAATAACGAGTTATTAAGTCGCGTACAACAAGAGCGAATTGACCAAAAAATTCCTGGTTATGTGGAAAACGTCAAAAAAGATCTAAGTACGGATGACGACCACTTTATATTTATGTCTAAAATTTGGGCTGCTATTGGCGGTATATTTGGAATGCTTGCTGTTGCATTTTCATTTATCTCCATGTATATCACAATAGACTTCAATACATCTAAGGGATTTGAATTGTTCTACCTCTTCACTAGAGGTCTAATTGGAATTTCACTACTTTCATGGTTGTCTTATATCTGTTTGAGTAATTCTAAAAAATACACGCATGAGTCTATTCGTAGAAAAGACCGAAGGCATGCACTTATGTTTGGTCAGGTTTTCCTTCAAATTTATGGCTCAACTGCCACTAAGGAAGATGCAGTATTGGTGTTTAAAGATTGGAATATGTCAGGGGATTCAGCGTTTTCAGATCAAACAGAGCGACCTCCAAGTATCCAGACTCTTTGGGAGGCTGCAAAAGAAAAACTCAAAACAGCCCCGGACAAATCCTCAAGCTCATAGCCGAAAGTAATGTATTATTTGCACCAAACCAAACATTGACCACTGTTCAAACACACAGTTAAATTTAGCCCTCAAACATGGGGGCTTTTTTTTATGGCAGAACGAAAACTCGGCACAGGAAAATGGATTTGTGAATCCTACCCCGCCGGACGTAGTGGGCGTCGCGTGCGTAAGCAGTTTGACACTAAAGGCGAAGCACTGGCTTTTGAACGCCACACTTTGGAAGAAACGGAGGCTAAGCCCTGGCTGGGTGAATCAGTAGACCGCCGAACTCTAAAAGACGTCGTTGAACTCTGGTTCAAACTACACGGCAAATCCCTGACTGCTTGCGAGCATGTTTACGACAAGTTGGTCCTAATGGTCGATGCACTCGGAAACCCTCTCGCTACTGATCTCAGCTCGGATTTGTTCGCGCATTACCGTGACAAGCGCCTGACAGGTGAAATCTACTTTAGCGAGAAGTTGAAGAAAGGTGGCAGCCCGGTAACTATCAATCTGGAGCAAAGCTATCTGAGCAGTATGTTAAGCGAGCTGGCCCGGCTCGGATAAGGGGCTGCACCAAATCCACTGGAAAGCATGCGCAAGTTCACTATTGCCGAAAAAGAAATGGCTTGGCTAACGTATGAACAGATCACAGAACTTCTGTACGACTGCCTGCGTCAAAGCGCTCTACTCGCTTTGGTCGTTAAAATATGCCTGAGCACGCTGGCGCGAAGCTGTGACTCTCACTCGTTTCAAGATCACTAAGTACCGAATTACCTTCGTTAGGACCAAGGGCAAAAAGAACCGCAGCATTCCGATTAGCAAAGAGCTTTATGAAGAAATCATTTCTCTGGACGGCTTCAAGTTCTTTACTGACTGCTACTTTCAGTATTTATCGGTGATGTATAGACCCTCCATTGTGCTTCCTCGCGGACAGCTTACGCACGTTCTGCGCCATACGTTCGCAGCACACTTCATGATGTCTGGCGGCAACATCCTTGCGCTTCAGAAAATTCGGGGCCATCACGACATAAAAATGACCATGCGCTATGTCCACCTAGCGCCTGATCACCTTGAAAAAGCATTGCGCTTCAATCCTATAGCAACGATGCCGAACATTTAAGCATAATAGATAACTGGGTTGGTATTGTTAATTTGAATTAAACGCAGCCCATCTTTTTTCAAGCCCTCTAATATTTATTGCTATTTTTGGCACGGATATAGTTTTTCCTTCAAACAACGAGCTTGCAAACCAATCGGTCTTATTTTTAAAATGCACCGTCATATCGGTAGGATTAATGGCCATAAAACCCAGATCAAACAAAATATGAAGACATGAAATAATATATAACCCATTGCTTGTGTTGTTGTTTCCTGAACTGACTGGATCAATATGCGCTGCATGGCAGGTAAGCCCTCCACTTCCAGTCACTGCGCATTTATTATAAAAATTAGCAGCAACCCTATTAGAAAAATCAGATTGATTTACTCTAGTTTTGACTACTCTATTTTTAAATATAGCCTCACTAACAACATCATCCGTTGGGTAATCGACTTCATGAGACTGTGATTGACTGCTTATTTCTTTTATATATAAACCTTCAACATCACTATCAAGATAAGTAGAATTATGTATTGAGTTTATGGTATTATACTCAGCCAAAAAAATAGCACTTTTAGATGAATCTTTAGCTATTTTATATGCCTCACCCTGAGGCAGGGTTCTAATAGCCAAGCGATAAACATCAACATTATAAGCTGGAACCTGGTCTAAAGGTGAATCAACCAATTGCTCACGCAACGCTGCCTTTAATTCAGTAAGGCTTCTTCTGTTTTTCAAATCTGCATTGATCTCTGCGAATTTTTCGGCTCTATACTCGGAAGAAAGATCTGTCTTAACAATTTTAAAGTGCCTTTTTTTATAATGTTTTTGGAATGATTTTATATCTATGCATTCCTTTCGGCATTTCATACAACAAACAATAGATTGTTTTTTATTTCTCATGTTTCCACAACCTTTAAATAATAGCATTTAACAAGTTTATTTATTCACTGGCTTCACCCCAAACGACAGGGATATAAAGTTAAAAAGTTAAAAATCCACAAGCGTGATAACATCATCACAATATAAAACCAGAAAACATTTAACCTTTGTGAAACCTTCTTTTTTATCTGATATAATTGTATCTTCATTTTTTGTTGTTAACAAATCGTGATGATTCAT